TCTTAATGTAATGAAGATAACCTGCCTGCAAATACTGGTTGATCTCAGAGTGAAGTACAGCGTCAGCAAACTGAACGAGGATAGACTCATCGCTGCGTCCTAACACACCAATAGGAAACTGTGTGTCTCCTGTCATAACTTCGCGCCGATCTCCAGGCGCTGCATTTCTGTCCTGGGAATAAGTACCGCTAGTCATGTCGGTATCCAAAGATTGATTGGATAGATTGATTAGTCTATCGCAAATAAACTTAGGAACGTGATTCTTGTAGATACCGATAAACTGGTCATACTCACCGTCTACCAGTTCGGGTGGTTTGATAGGAATAATTTTGTCTGTTGCTTTCATACTAAACTCACTTTGTGGATATTATAGCATAGTGGTATTTATTTTACCACGCTTTGATGATATATTTGACTCTGAAATATGGTTGCATGAGTTCAACTTCTTCTGCTGCCTGCAATCTAACGCTGAGTGCAGAGTCAAACACAGACTTTGCAGCAGTAGATAGCTGGAACTGTCCAATGTTAAAGAATACACCACCTTGATTCACGATGTCAATAGTCTTGTTAATTGTCGCACCTCTGTTGTTATCTGTAGAATAAGATGTGCCAAACTTCTGGTTGATACTACCACCTGGGTCTTGGATGTTTACCAATCCAGAAGAACCATATGACTCATCATTACCATACGATGCATATTCTGTACTGTATCCCCACTGCAGATAGTGTGCATGATCACGTAAAGATGCACCAAATCTATCGTATGTCAGCACACCTGCTTCTGAACTTCCCATAAAACCAACGGATTTAGCAGATGCATATGGGTTACCTTCTGCAGCAGATGTACTGCCTCTCTGTGCATATCTAATCTCGTGATAGTGAGGAGCAACAGATGGTGTTGCAAATGCTCCAACAGGACCAGCACTCCAACTTACGTTACCATAGATATATGGTTCGACAACAGATGTTACCTGATCAAATCCATCACTTGTAAATGTACTGATGCTAAATGTATCAGTAGCACCACCACCAATGTTAGATCCACGCCACCCAAGATACTGAACACCAATCATATCAAATGCATTGGGATTGGAAGCAGTAAGGGTAGCACCCATCTCGCTACTAATGCCTGGGTCAACTGTTTGCTTAAGAATAATGTTTACACCACTGGTTCTGTATTGAGTAGGAATATCAATAAAAATTTCTCTCCAGTTTGAGTAAGCATTATCATAATCTCCAGCATCACCCAAACCAGCATTTGTAAAGTCATTTCTAGATGGGATTAGCATAGACTCAGTGCCATTTGGCCATCTGATATACAATCCTTCTCCACCATCATTTGGTCTTTCGCCACCATTCTCGTCATTGCCTACGATAGCATAAACGAACAGTTGCGTTGCATCACTAAAATCTAGATTAGAATACGTTACTTGTCTACTAGTTCTAAGACTATTAAATGGTGATGTTCCTGGTGTGCCAAATGCAAGATACTGCGTGGCACTTTCAATATTGGTTGTAACATCTGCTCCACCACTTCTAAATCCAGAACATTCTGGTGATGTTGTGGTAGAAGTTTTACTTGCAAACTCACCTTGTCCATAGTTAATCAAAGCAACGTTGCTATATGATGCTTTAGATGTCAAGAAACTTTCAGTAACACTGTAGTATACTGCCTCACCAGTTTGCCCTCCAGGTGTAATTTCAGATCCTGTTGGTAACTGTCTAACAGTTGACATTACATATGTTCCACCAGTCGATCCAGCAATGTTAGGTTGTGCTGTTGTGGCACTGTTTCCAGGTCCATCATCTGGAGTCAAAGAAATACCGCCTGGTTGGTTACCATCAACAGTACCAGTACCCATCAACATTCTAGATCTATAATCTGGTAGATTAAATGTGGTTGCCGTAGATCCATATGTGTCGCCAATAACCTGATACAAAGCAATGTAATCAGATTTGTCTAAAGTTCTACCATCACACTCAATCCATCCAGGGAATCTGGATTGAATTTGCCAGTTATTGCCTTCTGTAGTAGGATTGTTGTTACTACTCCATGATCCTGGTTTAGGTACACTAATAATTGTACCAATAGAAGCACCAGTATGCTGAGTTGCTGTGGAATATCTGTATGCCATATCAGTATTTGATTAGGTATTCTACCAAGATGTACTTTGAGACGATATCGTCCATTTTAATTGTTTCGTCCGCAGATAATGTAACTGCAGTTGTCACGTTGAAAGCATCAACAGTTGTCGAAGGTATATATGATTCAGTATCTCTGGTTGGGAATGATCTTTCAATAACGTGCTGGTGAACAGCTAATGCTTGAGATCCAGCAATAGGTGTTACCTGTCCAATAATACCAACAGAGTTGATAGATTGTAGTTCTGGTGAAGAGTCAGAGACAGACATATCTTCTTCATAATCTTCATCATTAGCATATGCCCAGACAGGCAAGTTACTGTAGTGACCATGTGAGAGATACCCTGTATCAACTACGTTAATTTGATCTGTAACAACACCAAGGTTTGTGCCAAAGTTTTGATTGCTAAGGAAGTCTAACTCTGTTTGAGGAATTGCCATTCCACCACTATAGTTAATGGTTACGCTAGTTCCTCTGTTCAGTGTAAGGTCTGTTTCAATGCCAACTCTAGGGACTGCGTTGCCATCATCATCTTCAACAGTAATGGCAGTGTATACACCAGAAGCACTGTTTGCCTGAATATACTTTGCTCCCAAGTCTGGTAGTTGGAATGTGCCACCAGATTCATTTGCAGCAACATCCTCTTCTAGTGTGGTATCTGGTTTTCTAAACTTAGAGTTCTGACCTACACCTAAAATCTCTTTTAAATTTGGATATTCAATGCCAGAATAGACCCTACCATCACACCTCAGATAACCAGCAGGTACATAATTTCTATAGTCAGTTCCATTTGGATCAGTGCCATCTAGAGTTCTAGCAAAAGCAATGATAGTTCCAGGAAAGACTCCGTATTTTCCTCTTTCAAAACTGTAATTTGCTGCCATTTTAGTATGCTCTGATGATATGCAAAACGTTCAATTGTGGTGTCTGTGTGTTGACACGAATAGAAGCAATGCCCTCAAGTGAATCATTAACTGGTTGCATGTTGCCCCTCTGTACATTATTTAACACCAGAGTAGCAGGTAAATTCATACTACCCTTCGTGATTGAATAAAACTGTGATGGGTGATAGTGAGCATCTAAACTATCTTGACCAGAGTTCAAGAAGTTTACAAATGGGTGTGATGTATCAACAGCAGCAAATGACCATGGATCTTGGATATCACTTAATGTATCCATGTTGTTAGTATCAACATAGTTATAGTTGCTGCTACCATTCTGTCCTGGGTTTCTTCTTGCTGCCCAACCGCCTGCAGATTGATAATTACCAGATCTAGTAATATATTCACCCTGCACAGGGCTACCATCAAAAACACCAATTCTCTGTCTTTCGTCAACAGGGTTATTTGCTTCCATTCTATTAAACTGTGGAGATCCACAGTCATCAGGACAGAATAGGAAGCAGTTTGCGTTACCATTATTCTGGCACGCTTCTGCCCACTGGTTTGGTGCAGAAACAACTTCAAATGATCCTGTGCCTGCTGTTCCTTCTCCAGTTCCACCACCGTGAGAGTGAGTACCAATATGATGGTCACCAAGTGCTCTACCAGTGGTAGCTAGACCATCAAAGAATACTGGATCGTTTAAGTTTACCTCAGTGACAAATCCAAGCATGTTGTTGACTGACTGGTTGAACTCTGCGTACAAGTCAATCTGTGATGTTCTAACAAAGTTAACTTGGTTAGCACCATCATCACCCATCAAATCACGAAAGTTCTGTGGAATGTCATATCCGCTGATACTATCATGTGATGGGTGATAGTCAGTCATACTCTTGGATTGAATGTTTGGCAGTTTAAAGTCAACATTCAATGTTCCACCATATCTATTACCAACGACTTCATAAAGTAGTGGGAACTCATCAACCCTCAACGTCTGAAAGTTGCACTGCAACCATCCAGAGGGAATCTGTGAAATATCACCAGTCCAGGGGACAATCGTGCCAATCGCTGTCCCCTTTAATGACTTTAGAAAGTTATAATTAACTGCCATCTATTATACCTCTACGAGTCTCCAACCCTGGTCTGCAGATCCAATGTTTGTTCCATCACCATCTTGTGCGCCAACATAGATAAGTCCGAATCCTGCATTTCTAGTGTTAACGATTAGTTCACCACCACCGTATGCAGATGATAGACCACCCAAGGTTGTACCAGCAGCATCTCCTTGGATACGAACACCAGACTGAGCACGAATGACCAACTGGCAATTATATGTTAGATTGCCACCGATGTCAACAAATCTGATCATATCTCCAGTTGCTGCTGCAGGTAGTCTCATGACTAGGACAGTATCAGTACCAGATGGTTTGACGAGATAGTTTGTATTAACTACACAGCTAATCGCACCATTGTCGCTGTTAGAAGGTGTATCAATGAAGACCCACTTTCTACCACCAGTCTCGGTTACCCAGTTGTTGATGTTATTGATATTTATTCCGCCACCAGTGATGTTGATGTCGTTATAAATGCTGACTTCACCGTCTCCAGCAATCATGAAGTCAGGTGTGCCACTGAAGTTAATACCAGTGGATCCTGCATACAATCTGAATGGACCGTCGAAGTCAATACCACCAGCAACGTCAAGGTCACCGCTAGACTGAACAAGTCTCAATCTACCGTTGTTTAGTGAAGTATCCTGAGCGTTGGTGTTGGTTACTCTGAAGTCACCAGTGAATGTTGCAGCACCAGTTGCACCAAGTAGAGCAGCAGATGCAGTTGCAGTTCCATCACCAATAATCTTGACTTCACCATCGCGATTGATGACAAGTCTTTCAGTTCCAGAAGTATCACGCTCGATAACGAATCTGTTATCAGCAGATGTAAGTTGAACTTGGAAGTCTGCTGTTCCAGAAACTTGGTTATCAACCAGAGTGCTGGTGAATGTGCCAGATACAGTGTCAACAACTAGTCTGTTGTTTCCAGTGACGCCATTGTTGATAACAAATCTTTCTGGTGATGCATCGATGATGCTTACGATTCTTACGAATTCACCAGATGGGCAGGTGGTGCCAGCAGATAGTCTGAGGAAATCTTGTGCATTGAACTGACCACCAAACTCACCGAGTTGAATGGTAGTTGCACCAGCATCAAGTGTTACATCAGATGCACCACTATCACCTTCGCGGATGAATGTTGCATCCTGAGTAAAGATTAGTTTTGCAACTGGTGCGTTATCTGCGTGTGCTGCAGCGGTTGTACATGCAATGCCACGCTCAATAACAACAGTTCTGTTTGCCTCACTTGGAGGATTCTGAACTCTAACAATCTCATTGTCGATGAGTAGTAGATCACCAACTGTGAGGTTGTTGACGTTATTAAGTGGTAGAGTTGTGGTAGCACTGGTCATTGGAGTACCAGGGTTACCTGTATCAACCTTAGCAGAATCTAGGACAACACGAGCATCAGTTGGAGTTCCAGTAATGCTGATTGGAGTTGTGCTTGCAGCAGTTCCAACCAACTGGAATGTCTGACCGCTAACGTTGTAAGCATAGTATAGAGTTCCAGTAGAAACACCTGTTAGACCAGTCGTATCAGTGAAGACGACGATGTTACCGTTGACCAGATAGTTTGCTGGTCCAAGGACATTATCAACAGTCAGTGTGTTGTTAGAAACAGCAGCAGTGGTGAATCTTAGGGAATCACAGTATCTTTCGATGTATGCATAGTGATCAACGTTGAGACTGTTGAGGTCGCCAATGTTGTGTGAGATAGCACTAGTTCCAAGAACACCTCTTGTTACTGTGACAGCACCGCTGTTGTTACCACCTTGCTGGGTTACATCACCCTCTAGGAGCGTATCACCCTTAACGTTAAGTGCGTTGTTGATGGTTGTTTGACCAGCAATTGCACCGAAGCTCAGAGCAACTGCTCTTGTGAATGCATTGATCTCAGCACCTGCACCATTTCTGGTGAAGAGGTTGATGTTTCTAGCATTGGATTGTAGTTCGACCAATACATCTTCGTTACCAACGATACTGGTTAGACCGTTGTTGATCTCAAGGATCGAAGACTCAAGAATTGTCTGGAAGTTCTTGACAGTCAGTCTAGACTCAGCAGCATTTGCTCTTGCACCACCAATGGTAATTAGAGATCTGAAAGTGTTGGTAGTGTTAGGAACAGTACCAATGTTGATCTCAGAATCCTCAGATGTGGTGTGGATGTTGAGTCTGCTTGTGTCAGCAGCAGTACCGATGTTTAGAGTCTGGTTATCAGTGCTACCACCAACATTGATTGTCTGAGTACCAGTTGCATCGTTGAATGCGTTGACTGTGGTTGCATCATTAGCGAAGTTCAGTGTGGTGACTGTTGCCTCTAGGAGGTTAAATGTAGTCTGAGTAGACGTTAGATCACCACCATTGACTGCTAGGTCAGTCTCAACACGAAGGTTGCCACTGATGAATCCGTTGCCATCAACTGCCAGTGCCTGGTTGTACAGACCACTGTTAGAGTTGCCGTTGAGTTGATTGTTGGTTACGTTAATACCAAGTCTACCACCATTGGTAGTAGAAACTCTCAACGTTGCCTCATTATCTGGGGTGGCACTGTCACCACCAACCAAGAATGCATTATCTTGTGCAACCTCAGTTCTATTTGCGAACGCTGCATTGTCTAGATACTCAGTCTGACTGATTGTCTTACCACTGATGAATGCCGTACCGACAACATCGAGGTTTGCACGAGCATCAGTTGCTGGATCTACAAATGCAGTTTCGTATGCAATATGTGCAGAACGTGCGACAGTGTTGACGCCTAGTTTATAGTCGCCAATGCTTTCTGTGGTTGTTCTAAGTGCTTCAGCACCCAAGACACCAACTTCCTTCCAGGTAGACCTCGCAAAGTCCATTGTAGGAGCAGGAGGTGTGTTTCCTTGATTATCTGGGTTGTTAGAAAGAACTGTTGCGTTCGTTAGTACAGACCAAGATGGGCTGGAATCAGTTGTCTGAGTGTTGCTAGCATCATTATAAACGATACTTGCAAGAGTCTCAGAAAGTTGAATATGTAGATAAGTATTGGTTGGTTGGAACTCATCTCCAGTTGGAGATACGATAGTGAACGAACCCTCTAGTAGAGGAGTTGGGAAGAAGTTAGAGATCCTGATACTGGATGTCTCTGTGATATTCAGCGACTGGTTAGTCTGCTGCGTACCGTTGACATTTGCCCAGTTGATCTTAACATATACACCACCGAAGTTGAGTGAATTGATGTTCTCTGCAGCAATGTTAGTGAAGTAGTTTGCAAAGATCCAACCAAGAGAACCAGAACGCTGTACAGACTCACCCTTGAGTAGCACGTCACCACCACGAGGTAGTTGACCATTTACACCAGTGCCATAGAATGCACGTTGAGTGGTGAAGTTAATGGCAGTGCCGCCTGGTGTTCCGTATTGACCAGATTGGTTAGGTGTTACGTTAGATGGTTCAGTTCCTACTGTATGTGTCTGGAACTTATACTCCTGACCATTTCTGCGGGAGTTGAATTCAAATACAGCAGCTTTTACATAGTTCTTACCAATGAATACATCACCAGAACTTCTTGGGTTGAATTGGCTTCTATCCAAGAGTGGATCATTCTTAGATCCATCAGGTGGTGGGTTGGTATTTTGTACACGAGATCTGATGATCAGTGGACCATCCTGTAGGGTTAGATCATCGTTAGCAACGTTGATCAGAACAGGAGAGTTGAATGCACTTACCTTGTCACCGTCTCCACCATTGACTGTGATGTTCTGGTTGAATGTAACAGGAACATCGAAGGTGGTAACGAGAGAACCGATATCATCATCCTCATCATCAGAGTCGAGTAGTGCTGCTCTTTCGAGGAATTCTTCCTCACCAGTAATAGCATTGATCTTACGGTTACCAATGTATAGTTCACCGTTAGAGTTAATACCAGTGTAGAAGACGATACCAGCATCTTGCTTCTTAGACTGTGCGTAGAAGTCTTGAGTGTCAGTAAGGACAATCTCCTGTCTAGCAGGTAGACCAGTGGAGTAGTTACCAGGACCGAAACCAAGATATTCAAACGTGTGGTTACCAGCACGAGCGATAGATGGTCTACGAAGTTC